CTGCGTAAAAAAACACGGGAACTAGTAAAAGTAAAAAATGACAATAAACCAAGCCATCAGCGTACAATTGAGAATAAAATCTATACCTTTAAAGCTCCAAAACCTACAAAACAATCCAAGAAAGCCTGGTATCTCAATCGTACACCCAGGCAAATAGCAAAATCAATTTCTACTAAAGCTTCAACCTTTCAACGACCTATGACATTCAACTATAAAGATGTTCATGCAAAGTATGGGGATCACTTCCCATGTGCATTAACAGGTAGACCACTTGACTTTAATAAACCAAAAACTTACGAGTATGACCATATCATTCCATCCTCGCGTGGTGGTGATAATTCATTAAGTAACCTGCAAATACTATGCCCAGAAGCAAACCAAGCAAAGGGCAAACTCACAGATCAAGAATTTATAGACCTGTGCAAAGAAGTAGTAATCCATGCAGGGCATAAAATCTATAAGCCCATAGATATGTAACTCTTTAAGGTATTGTGACGGGGGCTTGTTACCTCTGGTTAGTTCGCATCACCTGCTTGGTAATCACATAAAAGCCAAGCACCTCCCTCTTTACCTAGTAAATCAAGTACCACACTCCATATCTACTAGCTAAACTACAACAACCCTACAAACACATACCCTCGGAAACGAGGCCATGCTGTGTGGGGCATGGGGGGCGTGGGGGTATGATTTGCATGGTGGTATGGATGTATGGTGGGTATGCCCCCACATCGTAACCAGACGCAAGCAACGCCCCACCAAGGGGGGCAATATTGCAAAAAAAGTTACGGGGGGGGTGATAATAATATAGAAAGAACGCAGGCAAGCCGGCATGCCCCCTCCCCCCTACCTAGTGTAAATACATAAATACACGCAAAGCTTGCTTTACAGGTGTATACCAGCATGCCTTGTCATTACTAGTGACAACGCATGGTGCATAAACAGAGGGATTCAGCTTGCAAGCTTGGCAAGTTGGCAGGATCTCACGCAAACTAGAGCTAGTATTGCTTGGTATGGTGGAATGGATTTGCAAGCTTGGCAAACTTGCACGCAAACTATGATTTGCTTTACATGTGTATTTTAAAAATGTGCATCTGTCGAGGAATGCTTTTTATTGAGACATTATTGAGACTGGCATGTGTTCCATGCAATAAGATTCCCATGCATTGCACGTTGCAAGCCTCCCAAGATTCCATGCAATTTAATGCAACCAGTCTTGCACGATTGCTTGTAATTACTTTGCATGAATCTTTTATTACTTGGCGTCCTATGCCGTGGAACGGCACTTGACGGCATGCTACATGGTGCATGTATAGTGAATTGCAAGCTATATTATTGAGCAAACGTCAAACAACTACAAATGTATTTTAATGCTTGCAATGGTAAATAAATGCATTTAGGGTGCATGAATCCAAGCGAGATTACTCGCACTTATAAACTACTACATTACTACTATGAAAAATTACTATGATTTAATCTTGCAGGGTGCAAAACTTGCAAAAACTCCACAGCAACAAGCAACTGTTGAATACTACGCAAAGGGAATCCAAACCAAGCTTGCTAATATTGACCGCATGCTAACTGAGCTAGAAAAGCCTGACCCACGTTTGGAACGTGCCAAGGTTACTAGCGCAAGACTCGCACGCTTACTTAAATAAACTACAAACAACTAAATTTACCATACAATGCAATACGAACTTAGCCTAATACTACTCGCACCATACGCCATCCTTGGCGCTTGGATCGCAATCAACTTACTACTTACAAAGAGAGGAAACTAGCATGAATACAACACTTAAAGACGAATTTAAACTTACCAATGATGGTGATAATTGGGGTAATGTAATGGCATGGTTATTTGCTATAGGTGATTACATTACATTTGAAACTGACAAATGCATTCCAGACACATGGCAATTTAAACCAAGCATGTGTGGTGCAAATGAAGATTGCTATGTATTCCAATCTCTACGCCATTTCGCATTTGAGAAATGTGTGACAAGCGAGGAAATCATGCAATTTGGTAACATACTTATTCGCGTTCGTGATATTCTAGAAAGCAAAGGAGAAAGTTACTAATGAAACACCACGCCACAAAACTCTTTCCAATCGCCTTGGATCGCTTGCTAGAGATAGGCGAGAAAGCACGGAAACAGAGAGAGCAAAGGGAGCGTGCAAAGCATGTGGCGAGGCCTCGCGGAGCGAGGGCATGTAAGCATGGTGCGCGCAAAGAGAAACAGTTAAAACTTAAATTACAAACAAGGATATAATTATGAGCGAGAAAACACACACACCTGGGCCGTGGGAATTGGTGCAAGAAAGAGATTACCTTAACCTGCAAGAGAAAGATACAAATCTAGTCATTGCACAATTCATAAGTTCAAGTGATGAAGATGCCCGCCTAATTGCAGCAGCGCCTGAGCTTTTAGAGCAATGCAAGCTGTTTGAGAAATTGCTAAGAGCGTGCGTCATGGCTGGAGATAGTGGCGCGGATCTCGAAAGAGATAACTTGCAAGCAATCCTGGACAGAGTGGAAGGAGAAACAGCATGAGCAAAGAAATAACAAAAGAAAACGCGCACAAACTTGGCGTGCCATATTACAGAACTGTCCAAGAAACTTGCGAAGAAACGCGCAGAGATGAAAATCATTCTGCATTCATAAAATCAAAGATGGATAGAGCGTGGAATAATGGCAAGAAAGATGAATATAAAAAATTATATAAGGAATTAAGCGACTATAATTTAAATATTTCAAGTAATAGGCGTGATATTATGATTTTTAAACATGATTGCAAGACTTGGCCAGATCCTGCACCAATTAGAGGTAGAAATAGAAGTGGTGAGTTGTCCATTATTCATGTTGATTGGCCTAATTTTATGCCAAGAACATATAGCTATGAGGATTCACTTATTTTTACATATAGTGATGAAAGGGGTAAAGTTTTGGTGAGAAATTCATCATTCAAATTGAGTGATGAAATTAAGGATTAAACAGAATGAGCAAGCAAGACAACAACTCACTGCTCCCAAAGCTCGCCTTGGGCATGACGCTCTTCATAGCGCTCAAGTTTGTGCCGAAAGTGCTTGCATGGTGGCAGCAGAAATTTAACAAGAATACTAACTAAAAATATACAATGAAAATTAACGAAATAAAAATGCCATTGCTTGACTTAAAACAGCAATTACAATTATTAAAAGATTGCGAATTAATCCCGTTATCTGATGAAGGTGCAAATTGTCAATGCGATGAAGAAATGATTCACCCGCAAGATATTTTAGGTTACGCCATTGACTTAATTGATGAAGTATCGAAATACCAAAAAGGTAGCATGGAAATTGTAAGAACAGAATGCAAAGAGGTTACTGGTGGTTTCCTGTTTGCCGTAAGAGATTGTGATGGAAATGAAATGCAGGACGAAGGAGGTCGCACTCGATGGGTAACGAGACAAAAGGCACTTGATGCAATCAAGAGTAAATTGTTAACAATCAAACCTTGGCACAAATTAATATGAAAGAAATAACTATTGACGAAGCAATTGAAGAACTTGCACGTGACTCAAGAGAAACAGAAACTTATTTTGTCAGTTGGAGAAAGGTTGAGGCGAATGGAGTAATCTCAAGAAAAGATACATGGGAAACAAAAGCAAAAAGTTTTCATATCGCTTTCGATACTTGCCAATATGATTGCCATGAATTTGTGTGTGCAAAACTTAGGAGCGAATCAGACCAAAGATTTGAAATTTATAAAATCAAACGCTTTGATAAAAATAACAATCTTACAGGTGTGAGAAGATATGATTACCTTGGTTGTATTACAGAAAGCTGGAATATTGATCCAACAAAACCAAAAGCACCACCTTTGAAAAAGCAGATTCAAGAATCAAGAAAACGTTTGGCAAAAAGTGCATGGTGGACAAAGAGAAACAATTCGTGATTATACGAATCTGACTATCAGATTATCAGATAAAATACATCTTTAGGTCATATAGCCTCTTAAAGGCGTTTTAACACCCACATGGGTATATTGACCTTCTTTTCATCCAAAAGCGTTTTCTAGACCCCATGCTCGTAACGCAATGGCATACTATGAGATACATCATAAGTCATTTGTAGTCTAAAATGGTTTCTTGTCATTCAATCTTGCATCAACACGGGTTGAGAAACGCCCAGTAGGCTTAGTAAAGGTAAGCTTGGTAGCACGCACCTCACCATTTCGGTTCTTAGCAACGTTGCAAATAATATCATCATTGGTTGGATCTACTTCTTTTTCACGATGCATGAGTAACACACAGTCTGCATCTTGTTCTATACTTCCAGACTCACGCAAGTCAGAGAGCATGGGATTGCGGTTAGCACTTTCTAACGCTCTGTTGAGTTGAGAAAGGGCAAGCACAGGAACTTCATACATCATAGCTATTGCTTTCAAGGAACGAGAAATGTGGCTTACCTCTTGCACTCGTGAGTCATGCCCAGGTGAAGAGAGTAGCTGCAAGTAATCGATAACGATTAAACCAAGCTCGCCCTCAAGTCTTTGCTTGGCAATGAATGCCTCAATACTTTGCATGGTGGCTTGGTTATCATCCTTGAATGTTATTGGCCATGATTGCATTGCTTGCACTTGAGTCTCAAGCTTTTGCTTATGACCTGCATTGAGAAACCCCTTGCCTGTTGGTTTGCGTACACCACTTGCATTGGATAAAAGTCTACCAGCACATTCAGATGATGACATCTCTAAGCTTGCATAGCTTGCCCTTAAACCACGCTTTGCAGTCTCGTAAGTCATTTGTATTGCTAATGCACTCTTGCCTACTCCTGGACGTGCTGCAAGGACGTACAAACTACCTTTCTTGAATCCACCGCCAAGAATAGCATCTAACTTTTCCAATCCTGTTGGGATTGCTTGCGTGCCACCTGCATCAACTTCAAGAAATTCTGCAAATGCTTCTTTGCTTGCTGCACCACATGCAACCACGCCCTTTCTTTGACTGAGTGACTTTGCAATGGTGTTTACAAATGTCTGAGAAATCTCTTCTGCTGGCTTGCTCTCTTTTAAATCATCATTGGCTTGCCATAAAGCACGCTCCACACTTCTCGTGTTACGATGGTTTATTAAATATTCAATGTATCTTTCAATTCCACCACCACCATATTTCTCGCTAAGAAAAAGTATCTCATCTTTCAAGTCTGGATGTTCAATGATTAAATCAATCTCATTAGCAGGTGATAATCGTAAGCACGTTGCAAAGATCGTGGAACGATCCATGCTACTAAAGTCATCCTTGGTTAATGCTTCACCTGCTTGTGCAGTGGCAACTCCACTTTCATCATGCAGCATGGATGAGAGAACTGCTTGCTCTGCTAACTCAACATCAATCATCCGGGTGCTTGGTAGTTACATCAAAATTCAAGCCATGAGTAGAAACAGAATTATTTACCACGTTATCATACCCTCCATCATTCAACCATGAGTTTGGATGTTTTGCATAATTTCCTTTCTCGTGAAAATGTTGATTGTATTTCTCTGCAACTATCTTTGGATCAAGCTCTGCAAGTTCATTCCAATTCAATCTGATAGTCTTGACAACTCGTCTTGCAAATTGTTGGTTTTTGCATACTTCCCAGAATGCTTGAAACCATGCATGAGTTTCCTCTTTTTGAGTTTCCTTTTTAGAGAGTGTTGTATTACAACACAATATATCTTTAGATATATTTATATTATCTACACGCGTGCGCACGCGAGGATTGTAAGACGGGGGTATTACATTGGCATTTTGCAAAGTAGGTGCAATGAACTGAGAAATTGCTGCTTTTACGACCTCAGATTTATTCATTCCTGTAAGCTCGCAAAAGGTCATTAATCTTGCATTTGCAATCTCATTTAATCGGAATGATGTGGAGTAACTTTTTGCTTTTTCTTTTTCTTCTTCTGTCATGTTTTTATCCTCCAATTAATGCTATTAAAAATGCAAATATCATGTAGATCCATAAGATTACCGCACTGATGAATGTTACTGCATATGTGATTCTTTGTGTTGTTGTTAGTTTTTTGTCGAAGTCCATTTTATGTACTAATTTGTAGGTTTTTGTAGTTTATTATGTTCTAAAATTTTAGCAGAATAGTTCTTTATCAAGTCAGTTTTTATCAAGTATGCTTTCTTTGGATGGGTATCTCCTTTGCCTGTGAACTGACGCAAGGGTGGATTTAATTCTACTATTAGATTTTTTATTGCTTGTGGAGTGATGAATATGAACTCCGTTTTTGTATCGAAGATCCACCAATCTGCTGTGGTTGCCATCAACCCAGATCGCTTGCCATACATCTCAACTTCCACCACGAGGTTGCCAGAATAATGCGCCTTCCAATCTTGTTTTACCTCGTACCCTTGCTTGGTATTGGCTAAGAAGAAATCAAAGCCTGAGAACTTGCCTGGTATGGGTATGGGCTTATGCCCTTGGGATTGGAAGAACGCAATTATTTCGGCCTCACGCAGCTTGCCAACAGATAGGCTGGTGTCAAACTCAGTCATTAACGCTCACTGTGTCTTCAAAATCATCAGACATTAATGCTTCTTTTACTGTACCCCAGTGAAAGAAGATCGAGTTACCCATTTTTTTTGATGGTAATATACCTGACTTTCTCCAATTTTGCAGAGTGCGCACACTTTTCTTTAAGAGTTTAGCAAGCTCCTCTTGATTTAGGAAATCATCGTTTTGCAATTCAGTTATTGTTCGTATTTTCATATTAGTATTTTTTATTTAGTTATTGTTTTATCTACCCTACTCCAATAAAAGCGTGGTCATTTAGGAATCTTATTAGACTTGGTTTCATATATTTATCTTCAAGAATCGTAAGTTCCCCGACATTTGCACTTTGTGGAGAAAGTATATTATCGTTTATCTCATCTGCATATTTTTCTGCTTCTTCTTCTGTTGCGAAAAAACGCCTAACTTTTG